GCGAAAGACCGCGGCCCACGAGCTTCACAAAATGGAAGACCAACACCCTAACTACGACTTCCAACTTTCTGTGAAAGTCGTGAGTAACCTTACTTAATTTCTAAAATCACGATTGCACCTTATTTGTCAAAGTTAGTTGGGGGTTGACATTGTCCCATACCTGTGCTATAATGGCTTTGCCATCACAGAATGGTACGTTCTTTAAAAACTCAACTAACTATGGAGATTCACTATGAGTGAATTTGTTTATAACGACGGTGGCCGAAAAGCCGCGGGGTATAAAGGCGATGCAGGTGACTGCGTAACACGAGCCGTAGCCATTGCATCAGGGCTAAAGTACCAAGAGGTCTACAATAGATTGGCCGAAGGTAACGCCAACCAACGTCGCACAAAAGGGCAAACGAAAAATGCAAACGCCCGAACTGCACGAAACGGAATTGATACTACCCGCAAGTGGTTCAAAGATTATATGATTGAACTCGGGTTTAAGTGGACACCCACCATGACTATCGGATCGGGATGCAAGGTTCACTTAACTTCCGACGAACTACCCCGCGGAGTGCTAGTGTGTAACGTATCAAGGCATCAAGTAGCAGTAATAGACGGTGTCATACACGATAATCACGACTGCTCAAGAGAAGGCAAACGATGTGTGTATGGATACTGGCAAAAGTAACTAACCGCCCCCGAAAGGGGGCAAACTTTTAAAGGACAACATTATGGAAATTATAAAAGGTAAACCAATACCCGCTAGAAGCGGCAGATCAAAAAAATACGGATGGGTATATGACATGGAATACGGCGACTGCGTGATGGTCACCGACGATGTTGAGAAGCAGAAAATCTCTGCCGCAATCCGCAACTCAGATTCAAAGTGCAAGGTTGTTACTCGCACAGAAAAGACTGACGGCGTGTGTGAGATCACGATCTGGAAGATAAAAAAATGAACGACAACGAGCGGAATAAATACCTCGCTTCAATTCACCCCAGAATGTACGAGATAGGTGGTGTCACACGGACCGTGACGATTACCCGAGGCGAAGTCGTCGAATGCTACTGCCAAGACCAACGAGGTAATAAATACACCCTAACCAAAGAACAATGCCAAACCATCTATCCAGACAAGATCATGTCAGACAATTACTGGTGCGAATGACCGCGGATCGCGGCTCACGGTACAAAGTTACGCGCAAATACAGTATATAGAGCCCAAATTAAAAAAAATAAAAAAAAAAAAATAAAGGCGTAACCGGTGTAACCGGCGTAACTTTCGCTTTTTATGTATATAGAACAGTAATTTAAGTGGTTACATAAACTATTTTGAAAGTGTAACCTTTTTTGACTTATGTAACTTTCGCGGGGCAATACTGCGTATATGCGCTCAAAATCTAAAAAATTATAAAATCTATTTGTCTTCTATATACGTTACCGGCTAAAATCCTGATATCAGATCACTGAGATTAACATAGGATTTATTCATGGTTACACGATCCCGATCAAAGACCGAGCCCTTACCCGCGGTTAAACGCAAAGCGGGCAGACCCAAAGCTACCACTCGTCAAGAACTTACCCGTCGTCAAGAACTCTTCGTTAAAGAACTTGTAAGTAACGACGGCATGATTACTTTGCGAGAGGCCGCCATCAAAGCGGGCTACCCTGCGGGATCTGCTCACACCCGAGCATACGAACTAACCAATGCCCACATTTCTCCGCACGTAGTAGCGGCTATCAAGAGCTATCGGGCTGAACTGGATGAAAAGTACGGGGTGACCTTTGAGAGGCACCTGCGGGATTTAAAACAGATCAGAGATGCTGCGCTACAGAACGGTGCGTACTCTGCTGCGGTCCAAGCGGAGTTTAGGCGCGGTCAGGCTCATGGTGATATCTATGTCAACAAATCTGAAATCCGTCATGGCTCTATCGACAGTATGTCTAAGGATGAGGTGATGAAAGCTTTAGACGAAATCAAAGATACATATACTCCCTTAACNATTGACGTTACGCCNGAGGTGNTAGATGACGGTTCGGAAAAGGGAGTCGGCGTTTTACCAACAAATGAAGACGGCGNNGAAGACNTCGACGCGGAAGCTCCTATTCACTAGAATTGAGTCCACCGCAGTAGCGGGAGTTCCGGATCTTTTANTAGCCGATGAGTNNGGCAACTATCATATGGTNGAGCTTAAATTTATTAGTGGTAACGCGGTTAATTTAAGCCCTCATCAAGTAGCTTGGCTAACTCGACACCAACACACTAGTGCTTGGATTTTGATTAAAAAACAAAAAACTGAGCTATCCAAGTCGGAGCTATTTCTGTACCCCGCCAGTGATGCTATCGATGTTAAAATGGAGGGCGTAAAAACTGAACCCGTNTTACATCTAATTCANCCCTTTAACTGGTCGGAAGTATTTCAAAANATTAGCCCACACGTTGACAATCTCGCATAATTGCTTATACTATTAATTCAACTCAATCTATAGGTGCAATATGTTTTTACTCAATTTTATAGCCCGACTTTTATATGGCAATGATGCCGTTGACGATATGAATAAACAGCCTCCGCGCAAGCCTGTAAAGAAACGAAAGCGTAGATAAGTTTTAATTAAATTACCCGTCACCAGTTGACGGGTTTTTTTTATCTGTTAATATGGGAGTTATCCCATAACTAATAAGGTGAATATAAAATGAAATTACTCAACACAACTGCTAGTAATACCAAAATCAAAAAAACTCAAACGCTCGGGGACGCTATCCGATTAGCTTCGTTATCTATGATGCCGCATATTTTTATATGCGCGGGTAGTAAAGCCGCCGGATGTTTTGAAGATTGTCTGAAGTCTAGTGGGCGCGGACGGTTTAACAATGTCGCCGCGGCGCGACAGAAAAAAACTGATTACTGGCTACAGAATCGCGAGGGGTTTCTACTGCAATTACGCGCCGAGTTATCTAACTTTGACAAGCTTTGCACTCGCCAAAACGTTACCGGTTGGGTTCGGCTTAACACTATCTCGGACATTGATTGGGAAAATTTCGACATACCGCAAGCATTCCCTAACTTAAACTTTTATGACTACACGAAACGAGTAAACCGGTTTCAAAATTTGCCCGATAACTACCGTCTTATACTGTCGTATTCTGGCCGCCGCCAGTATGCCAAAACGGTAGCGGCTAGGCCGGCGGGCGTGTCTATGGCTGTCGTTTTTAAGGGCGATAATTTGCCCGACATATGGAACGGGGAGCGCGTCATTGATGGCGACAAATCCGACCTAATCAATTTAGATGCCGGTTGCATTGTTGGTTTACGCGCTAAAGGCAAGGCCAAAACAAATAACAATGATTTTGTTGTTGACCCTAATTTAATAACAGTCGTCAGCGTAGCTGCCTAACTTTTTTAAAAATTAAGTTGACAAGTTTGAAGCCGGTATGAGATTATTCCCATACCGGCTTTTTTATGCCGGAAACAAACTAACTAACTATATAGGCAAAGATTATGACTACTTACCAAACAAGCGCGGGAGCGCACGGAATTAGTAAAGAAGGCAACCTTCTCGCAAGCAATTATGCTAACCGTCCAGACGATGAACGATTCGACACGCTGCCGGAACTAATAGCGTTTTGTAACGCTGACAGCCACAACATGACAAGTCGCGTAATCGATACGCATAGCCTTAACATCGTTGGCGAGTTTGACGAGTCTAATATTTCGCAAGGCAATTTGACGGTCGAATACGATTGCCCGAAAACGGGCGGGTCTGTTATCTCGCAGCCGACTAACTGGTCCGCCGGACAACTGGCGACACTAGCGGGCGCACCGGCGGGCTACATTAAAGATCTACCGGCACCACTTGCCGCCGACTGTCTAACGTGGGGTCTTCGACATAATAGAGGGCGTGAGATCATCAAAACGTATGATCATGTTGACGGCGGGCAATTACGCGCTGCGACCGGTCCCGATTATGGCCGCATCCTTAACCGCGAAATGCTTGCACCGGTTGCCAAGATTGCGGCGGACGGGCAATGGAAAGTACCCGGATCTATGGTCGGATACGGTCAATCAACCACTTATGACCCTCACGCCATTACCGGCTCGACGTTATTTGCAAGTGACCGCGACATGTTCGGATTTTTATGTGACGATTTAAACCCTATCGAAATAGGTAAGCTACCGAACGGTGAACCGGATTTGGTATTTCGCGGTTTCTACTGGTGGAACAGTGAGGTCGGCAGTAAAACGGCGGGCCTTGCATGCATGTATTTGCGCGGGGTTTGTCAGAACCGGAACCTCTGGGGTGTTGAAGGCTTCCAAGAAATTAAAATCCGGCATACCAAAAATGCGGTACACCGTTTTTACGATGAAATGGCACCGGCTTTAGAAACCTACAGCCAAAATCGCACCAGTGATTTACTTGCCGGTGTCGAGGCGGCGAAGTCAACCAAGATTGCTCGGGATGATGACGACCGTCTAGAGTTTCTGACCAAGCGTGCCGGACTATCGGCCCGTATGGCAAGGGCTGCGATGGCGCGTCACATTGTCGAGGAACAAAAGCCGGTTGCATCAGTATGGGATGCCGCGCAAGCCATCACTGCTATTGCTCGGGATATCCCGCACCAAGATCAGCGCGTGGCTATCGAATTAAAAGCGGGCGCGATACTGGATAAGGTCGCATAGTATTTTAGCCAGTAACACTAACCCGCCCGAGTGGCGGGTTTTTTTATTGAGGGGGGTTTACTTTATCTAAAGTTATCCCATATAATCTTATATAGCGGGAACGGTCCCGCTCTCAACTTAAAGGTGACTAAAAATGGAACATTACAAAATAGCAGCGATTAGCGACATTTTAACCCGCTCGGACCTAGGCAATACCCGCGCCGATTTTGCGGATTTAGTCGAGCAATTTGAAGCTCTCAAAACTGCGAGAAACAACCACGCCGCGCAGTTAGAACTGGATCTGAAAAAAACACGCGCGGAGGCGTTCGCGTTGTTAGATTCAGTGCCGTATCTGGCAGATTGGATTGCAGAAAAAACGGGTAGCGCCGCGGTTGATTTATCCGAAGTCATTACTAACTACTTAAACGACGATGTTGATTTTAATCAAATAGTTTCAGATCGGGTGGATTTAGATGACCTCGCAAATGATTTCGCTAGTACTGCTGTTGATAGTTATATTGAAAATTATGTTGATTTCGATGAACTCGCCCGAGACGCAATAAACGATATATCGATTTCGATACGCATTGATTAAATTTTAACCGGCATTACCCGACCCGCCCCCGTGGCGGGTTTTTTAATTGTTTACTTTCGATAAAGTTATCGCATATACTCTTATACAAGGCGGGACCTTTCCCGCCCCCAACTAAAAAGGTGAGTAAAAATGATAGAGAAAAATCCGATGTTTTGGACACCAAAAAATCCCGCCGAATTAGCCGCCCGACTGGAATCATTTTCGGGCTCTGAGAAGGCTATTTCTTACATGGTCGCAATGTGGACCACAAATCTTTGCGCGGAAATGTGGCAACCCGCGGAGCCGGTCACTGTTCCGGAAGACGACGCGGCAGCGCGACAAGCTTGCACGGAATCAACTACGCTATTTCGTGATCTAGATCCCGCCGAGGTTGCCGAGTTCAGACAGGCGGCGCGGGAAAATCACCAAGCCGGTGACGAAATAAACCCAGTCTGGCACCCAGTCTATCGCCACGAATGCGCGGCAATTGATGATGAAGCGCGAGTAATTGGGAGCATAGATTAATGGACATTTTCTGCGGCCAATGCGGCGAACCTTGGGAAAATGAAAGTCTGCACGAAGTCGAGGGCCTAGACTATATGCAAGCCGCGGAGGCTTTTAAACTGCGCGGTTGCGCTGCGCTGATGGAACCGCCCCGCCCTTATTGCAAAGCTTCGCCTGTTGTCTCGGCTAATGAATTGGCGGGTATTGTCGCGGCGATGGAATTGTCCGAGTATCCCGAAGAGTGGGATTACGATTTAGCCCGCGCTATTTTTGCATAGCGGCACCCAGTACCCCGAACCCGCCGAAAGGCGGGTTTTTTTTGCTCAAAAAAAAAGAGCTGTCGCAATTTTCAAAGCTTTTTTTGCGACGCACCGTGCATAAGTGCGGGTAGACACCCTGCGAAAGTGATTTCGCGCGCGTACGGTCGATGTTTGGCGCGACAAATCAGTCGGCAGCCGTAGGTTTTCTTTACTTTATCGCATACCTCTATATACTGGCCGGACACTCAACTAATAAAGGTGATAAAGATGAAAACAACAGCCGAAACGCTTTTCAACAAATACGCAAGCACGTTATTTCTTCCATCTAAAGCGTGGGACAAAGCAGAAAAAATGTGTATTGAAAAAAATCAGGACTGGAACAACGGCACAACAACATATATTTTTGACGACTCTTCGGAGTTGTGCGCTAAAGAATCAGTTTGGAGGGTGTCAGCATGAAAATGATCTCATTACGACAATTGAAACAAGGCGAGTCCTTCAAGCGCAAGCCCGATGCTCACAAGGAATATATTCGGGAACATTACAACCGCAAAGATATGTACGGTCCCGCAAGTTTTTGCTGTTCTGATACTGACGATATAGGCCGTAGCATTCAATTAAAGCCTTCGACTATTGTTTACGTAGAGGGAAAATAATCTGGTGATCGACCCAGTACCCGAACCCGCCGAAAGGCGGGTTTTTTTTGCGCTGTACGCTCGTGGAATTAGTTTGGCAGGGTATCTGCCCGCACTTGTGCGCGTACAGTCGCTAATTTCGTAACGGCTGGCAAACATTCCCCGCCATTTATCCACAGACTTATCCCTGCCTGGTCAAAGTACGATATTCTCGCATATACGCGGGCTCCCGCGTCGCGCTGTTTATTTTTTAATCACCGCCGATTTTCGACATTGTGGATAACCTCCGGTGATTGCCAGTTAAACCGGCGGGCCGAGGCCCGCGCTCCCCGAGCCAAACCTACCGAGCCGAGCCCGCTGGGCC